TTATTTGTGGACGCTTTTTACCATAGAAACCGCTTTTTCGTTTAATTTTTTAGTTTTCTTAGACGCTTTGTCAATAAAGGTAACGTTACTAAAATTGATTTTATCCGGCGTTTTTTCGTTGTTCTCATTCATCCGGCAGCGTCTTTGCCGATCAATCTCTAAGGCTTGCATGGCATAGCGTAACGCGCGTATTTCTTCACAGCGTACAAAATCGCCTTCAGGTGATTCTATGCAGTCGGGTGTAATCCGGAATCCACGCCAGCGTTTACCCAGAAAATCCAGCCGACCAGAAAATAGCATCAAACAAAGAAAAACCGCACGTGGCGGTTCGATCTTTCCAGATTCCCAATTATTGACCGTTCGTCGTGTCACGTTGAACGTAACCGCGCATTCGATCAGTGTATACCGCGCAAATTGCCGCCATTCCTTAAACGTGCTCGGTACTTCGTAATAGGTCGTCATCTTTTTGGCTCCATTTTAAGAAAAACAACCATAACGCAAGTGTTATGCCGATAACAATAAAAGACTTCGCATAATGTATATTATGTTAAATCATATGAAATATGTGTCGGCATAGTACTTGCGTTAGTGTTATTTTTTAATACATGGAGTCAGAATAATGGCAGCGAAAAAAAAGCCAAGCTTTTACCATACCCGCAATAAAATTTGCCCCAACAATAAACAAGCGGCAGAACTATTAGGCGTTGAAGTTTCTGAAATTAAGATTATGGATGAACAAGGCGCTCCGTTAATGGCCGAGCGCCTTTTGCTTTTCTGGGACCAAAAACATATCAATCACCCCGGTTGGGATGGTTTTATATTCAGCCGCGGCGTTCTGATTCATAAAAAGAAACGATGGCGACCGGAACAACTCATTCAAATGAGAAAAGACGCTGAACGCGTTGAGCAGCTCGAAAATGAAATATATAGGCTTTATAGCCTTTCAGGACTATTCAAAATATCAAAGAAGTTAATTCGCAAAAAAAGCGAAAAATGGAGGCTATACAGATAAGTAATTACATAAGATATTATTAAAAAGCTGAAATATATGATAAAAGCACATGGTCACGTCAACTCATAAGCTAGCCAAAATGACCATAATATTATTCATAATAGTTTTACTAATAATAACAATAAGCTATGTAAAGAGAAAAGCTAGAAACAAGATTCTTATTAAGATAAATCAGTCAAAAGAAAGAATAAAACCGTTCCAAAACGCGAGCTTTAATTCCACAATAAAAGGTGATAAGTCATGGAGCAAAGAACTTTTAAGAAAACTGGAATGGAAACGATACGAAGAAGTCTGCACGGAATATTTAAAGATCAAAAACTGCAATGCAGCAGTAACATGTATAGGAGCAGACGGCGGAATAGACATTAAGATAACGGACAAAGACGGAAATCTTTTTGCAATAGGTCAATGTAAATCATGGAATAAAGCAATAGGTGTAAATCTGATTCGTGAACTTTATGGCGTAATGGTAAGCGAGAAAGCGGAGTATGCTCTTTTTTTTACCACAATGGGATTTAGCATTGATGCAATGAAATTCGCACAGGATAAAAAAATAATTCTCATTGATGAAAATGAGCTTATTAAGCTGATCAAAGAACTTAACGATATCGATAAAAACAAACTGCACATGATAGCGGTGGATGGCGATTACACAACACCTACTTGCGTTTCATGCAACACAAAAATGGTAAAAAGAATAGCCAAAACCGGAAGAAACCCAGGCAATGAATTCTGGGGATGCGCAAATTACCCTAAATGCAAACATAAAATGTTTATATCAACAAAAACATACCAATGACGAGTTTAAGTATTCTGAGATACCTAGACTCGGCTGTTACTCGACGTCTGAAAAGTTTACCTAGTCAGTAACGGTTTTACGATCAAAAACCCGCTTCCGGCAGGCATTGCCTGCATAAACTTGACGGCCTGTTACTGGACGTCCGCAAGAACAGGCGCATAAGGTAACGCCTGTTTGCCGGTTTAGAACGGCTTGGGCAAGCGCACGGGCCAGACCGTAAGGAACGCCATTACCGATAGCACGGACTAGCGCGCTACGGGTAAATGCGGGTATGTCGAAATCTTCCGGAAGACCTTGTAAGGCAGCTATTTCCGAAAGCGGACGGGAATCATTGGCTAGAACTGTCGGGTTACGGCCGAGTGTCTTTTTTCTATCAATAATTAATTGTGAATAGTCAATAGCGCCGAATTGAACATGACGTAAACGACGTTGCGACATGCCGAAATCGGACGCGTTAAGGTCAAGGCGCTGCCAGCTATAACCGTCTATGTGCATGTCGGGAACGCCGGGGACGTTTTCGGCTAACCACCAGGAGGGACGCGCTTCAAGCACAATACGTTTGAAATGAAAGAGCATTTCCAAGCCCTGCCCTGTCGGTTGATCACGACGTGCTTTTGAAAAATCCTGACACGGAGGACCGCCTATAACACCATCGAAACGACCCGAAGGAACGGTAAAGCGTCGAATGTCACCGCCGAAGATCAGATCGGGACCGCGAACCACACAAAAACCGGCATCTTCAAAGCCGCGATCTAGCAGACCGATACCGGGAAATAATGAAAGAATCAACATGCTGTTACCACGCAGCGGGAAAATGAATCCGGATAGTAACGGTTTAAGCGTTACGCGTCCAGGTTTAAAAGTGCCGGCTCAGTAACAGATAAAGCGATAATCAACCGATAAAAGCGGGGGTGGTCGCGAATGCGCCTATATGGTTGCGTGTGCCACAGCGATAACACCACAGGCGCATTCTCTCTTTGTTATTGGGAACCCTCGATAAAAGGACAAATTCGCGACCACCCCCGCTTTCATCTCTCTTGCGTGTGTAATGGCATTCAAAAATTGATTTTATACAAATTCGTGAAATATTCGAATGTACTTCATGGTTTTGTAATTTCGCTACGCTCAACAGTTTTATATTTCAGGACACCTTCACGGTGCCCCGATACCCCCACCCGTCTGGTTGAAAAAATCATCATCAATGCAAGGTCATTTTAGCGAGTCGTAACCGCATCAAGCAGTTTAACGGTTTCCACAAAAAAAAGGCTTCGCAACAACCATTAGATTTTTTTTGCAGACCCTCCGTGAAACAGCTTGACCCGGTTACTTCTTCTCGCTGTTTTTGCCTCGCATTAACGATTGATTTTATTAATTTTTTAATATGAGGTGGGAAATGAACAGAGAAACTGAGTTAACCAAGAAAATAGAGGAAGCCGGATGGGAAATAATAGGCGTAGGCTTCAAAGAAAATAACAGTGACGCCATGAAAGTAACGGACGCTCAAAAAATAAACGACGTGGCAATGAACGAAATAATACCCTGGTTCAGTTGGGCGTTGTTCGAATGCGCGTCAGATAGACAAATGTACTGGGTTTGCCAGAAAGAAGTTTAACTACCGAATGGCCAAGGACGGCTTTTAAATCCACCCCACCCCCTACAGGCCACTACTATGGGCAAGCCCAAAAAGATAAACGCACGGCTTGCGCTCGAAAGGCGTTACGAGCTGGACGAAAGGTTTACCTGGTCAGTAACGGTTTAAGCGTTACGCGGCCAGGTTTAAAAAAGCCTGGTCAGTAACGGTTTTTGAACTAATGCTTTGCAAGCATGGTTTCGCCTGAAGGCAAAGCCATCTGGATATTTTCTTTTTCTTTTTTACAGTAGACGTGAAACGGCTTTTGATTGCGGTAAAAAACTTGAACATGACAAGTATCAATTACTTTAATGTTGTAACCATAACCGGACAGACCTGAGGTATTAATAAATATCTCTTCAACATCGTTTTTTATAATGAAATAAAGACTAATTGGATTCTTGGATTCAGAAGAAGCCTTAAGAGCAACCGTTACACCCGCCAAACGCCAGTTATAACCCGTAAAAGGTGAATCATCAGGCACAACCGTATTAAGCCCCCCTGCCCCAACGTAACCGGTTTCAGACGATGTTTTAACCGGCATGGGCGACTGTTGAGGCACGTTTGAATTAACCGGCGTGGTCGTTAGCCTTGAAAACCGCGCATAGGCAAAATAGCTTAATATCAAGAATAGTAAAGCCAGCAAAATTAAAATATAGAAAGCAATAGGCCGCCGCTTGTTTTGCTGGGTATGTATCTCGGCAGAATCATACAATTTGAATACACGCTTAGGCAGCGTGTAAGGTCGTTCTACCGCATCATTGCGCGACTGTACGTCTTGCTTACACTCGGGCCACTCGTATTCTTTACGTCCGGACCATTTAGCAACCAGATGAACATGACGACCAACCAACAAACGAATGAAATTATGGAACAGGTGTGGCCCCTGCGAGATCAACCAGAAATCCAAGCCATAATGACGATGAGTCTCAAGCGCTGAAATGGCTTCACTAGGGCCGGATGAACCGTTAGTAGGTCGCCAGATACGCTGTACCTCATCAACGATGATTAAAGCGCCGGACTCCTTCCACTTGGGCCAATCTTCAACAAACTTGGGAGGGTTAACGGTTTTCATGCGCTCTTGAATATCGGAATCCTGAGCGCGGCATATATCGCACAACTGCGACCGACAATAAAGGGTTTCGTGAGCAATACCCCGCAAGCTTCTTATGCCGTGAATAAACAATAAACGGTTAGGCTCAAGTTTGCGGAGTTCGAGAAGCTGATTCAGTAGCCAAGCAGTTTTTCCGGTACCCGGCCCCCCAGTAATTAAGGTAATCATATCGGCCTCAGTTTTTTGATTGCCATCAATGCCGCCCTTGTAGTCATACCGGCCGTAATAATGCCCAAAGATTGACCAATACCGCCAAGATTCAAAAGCTGTAAAACCTTTGGGTTAATCGATTGATAATTTGACATAGCCAAAGAAATAACGGTATCGGTCAAAGTAGTTAAAGCAGCATAAGAAACGATGCCAAAACCCAAGGTAAAAAGTACACGAGCGACAACTGAACCCGTAATCGAAAGCAAAAAAGTAGCTATTGTGGGCATGAGATTAATCCTTGACTGAGCCTAATACGATATAACCGGCAAGCAAAAACGAAATTGCAATCAGTACGGGAGCAATGCCCGACGCAAGATTACATAAGGGTTGATAACTGAAAGAAAGCGATTGACCACCACTGCGCAATGTGGCGACCTCATCAGCCGGACAAGAACCAGAACCCCATGAAGTAGGAGCGAATGAAGTAGGAGCACTAATTTTTGGAATTGCATCAGGATCAGACGCAGAACCCAAAGAGGGCAAAGAGGTCATCCAATCCAAGATACTTTTCAAGGTTGAGTCTTTGGCAACAGTCGAAGCGAGCGATTCAACTGAGGTTTTAACGCCATCCACTGAGGATTTAACGGCGTTAACGGAATTCTGAACGCCCAATAACGTTGAATCTTTAGCAAGACCGGTATTGTCTGTTGGTGGAGTAACAGGCGGCGTTATCGGTGTGATACAAGCCCCCGTGATTGCATCATTAACTTGAGGGGCTGTACACGTCGGAGCAACGCAGGTATTGGTAGCCGTGTTTAAGGTTTCAGCCACTTTACAGGTTGGAGGTGGTGACGGAGTTGCCGGAGTTATACAGGCACCGGTAATGGCATCATTTATTTGAGGCGCTGTACACGTTGGAGCAACACAAGTATTAGTTGCCGTATTTAATGTCTCAGCAATTTTACAAGTTGGCGGCGGTGGCGTGGCAGGAATGGGCAAACACTGTGCTCCCGGAGCAGGATCGGCATCATAATATCCCGATATACAATCGCCATAGGTACAACCGCCAAAGCCATCAGGCACAGAATAAGCCGGACAACTCGTGCCGCCTGTACCAGTACCGCCCGTGCCGCCTGTATCTCCTGTACCAGTACCGCCTGTACCTGTGCCAGTACCACCTGTGCCTGTGTCTCCTGTACCGGTTCCGCCTGTACCTATGCCTGTACCACCTGTGCCTGTGCCGCCTGTGTCTCCTGTACCAGTTCCGCCTGTACCTGTGCCAGTACCACCTGTGCCTGTGCCGCCTGTGTCTCCTGTACCAGTTCCGCCTGTACCTGTGCCAGTACCACCTGTGCCAGTACCAGTACCAGTACCACCTGTGCCTGTACCACCTGTGCCTGTGTCTCCTGTACCAGTTCCGCCGCCGGTATCAGGTGGCAAAGGGCAAGGTGCGATTATTCCCACTGTACCATCGCTATGCGTACAACTTTGACTTGTTGAAGTACACACCAT